TTGGAAGTGAACCTACTGTTGGCGCAAAAACCCTTTCTAGTTCTGCGCTAGGTGGTATTTTGGATTCTTTCCGCGACCCTACTGGCAAAGTTACATTTTCTAGCCCTGAAAAATTAGGGTTAAAAGTAGGCACGTATACAAATACAACTCCATTACATGAATTGAGTATGTTAGAGCAAAGTCAACTTGCACAGACTGCAAATCAAGTAATGCGAGAATTAAAAGAGGTATTTGAAGACGAAGACGGAAATGCAAAAACTGTAGAAGAAGTCACGAGAAGTATGAAAGCCCTAGCAAACACACTAGGAGTATCTACTACAGTTCCCGGCACTAATATTTCTAAACCTCTTAATACTTTAATGAGAGAAGTCGCAAAAGAAAAAGCAAACAATATAGCCAAAGCCGAAGAAGCAAGAGCAAAACAACAGGCAATTAACACTCAAGCCGCACTTGATGCTGCCAAAGAATATCAAGGCGAAAATGATAACGGCGATAAAGGTCCAGGTGGTACTGGCGTAGGTTCTGGCGGCATGGGCATAAGTCACGCTGGTGGTGGCGCTGGTGGTAGATTTGGCCCTACAGGTGGTTTTAGTCAAGGCGGGTTAGCGAACAAAAAACCTAAGCCTAAAAAGATGAAGCGTGGTGGATTGGCTTCTAAAAAATAATCCATATTAGTTGGCCTACCCATCCCCCACCCGACAGGTGTGGCTACGTTGGCCCCAACAAGGAGAAAGAAAATGGCAGAGAATGCTACAATTATGGCTGAAGAAATGCAGCCCGAAAAGAAAGTTGCGTTTGCAAATCGTAAATACTCAAACGAAGAAAAGCGCAGAATGGAAGAAGAAGAACTGGAACGGTTGATTAAAGAACAACGTGGCGAAGCAGAACAAGCAGAACAAGAACCACAAGAGGCTGAACCAGATACCGCTGAAGAGAAAACTTTTAAGAAAAGGTACTCTGATCTTCGTAGACATCAGCAGAAGCAAGCAGAGGAATTTAAGGAAGAGATTGAAAAACTAAAATCTCAACTTACTGCTGCTACTAAAAAGGAAATGAAACTACCAAAGTCTGACGCAGACCTTGAGAGTTGGATGAAACAATATCCTGATGTCGCGGCAATCGTAGAAACAATTGCGATCAAAAAAGCAAAAGAACAAGCAGACTCGCTTGAAGAACGCATGAAAGCAATTGACGATTTGCAATATAATGCAAAGAAAGAAAAAGCAGAAGCAGAACTAATGCGACTGCATCCTGATTTTGATGAGATTCGGGACAACGATGATTTTCATACGTGGGCTGAAGAACAGCCTAAATGGGTGCAAGAAGCACTATATGAGAATGATACGGACGCAAAATCTGCCGCACGTGCAATTGATTTGTACAAAGCCGACATGGGTATTACTAGCAAAAAATCTTCTAGTAATAAGGATGCGGCTAAATCAGTTGATACACGTAACTCACGTAGTAAGCCACAGGATGATGAATCATCTACTTACCTTCGTGAATCACAAGTTCAAAAGATGTCGCCTCAAGAATATGAGAAGCGGTCTGATGAAATCATGGAAGCAATCCGTACTGGAAAGTTTATCTATGATATGTCGGGATCAGCCCGATAAAATAATAAAAAAAGTGTTGACAAATAGTTGTTTCTAAGTATAACTATAGTCATCCTTAGTGTAAGTGGGTTCGCTACCTGCTTACACAACTTCAGCAAACAACAACGTCTTACGGATTACCTGAAGAACATGGCCCGTTAAATATCTGGTAGGCCAACTAGATAGGAAACGCACCCAATGTGAATCAGCCTCTGATTAGTCTTGTGAGTTTGCATCTGTAACTAATGCTAAATAATAGGAGAAATTACCATGGCATTCGGTAGTGCAGTCGGATGGAATAACCTTCCAAACGGCAACTTTTCGCCAGTAATCTACTCCAAACAGGTGCAACTTGCTTTCCGCAAGGCCGCTGTTTCGGAAGCGATTACTAACTCTGATTACTTTGGCGAAATCGCTAACATGGGCGATTCCGTTAAAATCATCAAGGAACCTGAAATCTCAGTTTCCGCGTACCTTCGTGGTACAACCATTGTCCCACAGGACATTGACGATGCTGACTTCAGCCTGACGATTGACAAAGCTAACTACTTTGCATTCAAGGTTGACGACATCGAAGAGGCACATAGCCACGTTAACTTCCAATCTCTGGCAAGTGACCGTGCGGCTTACCGCCTTGCTGACCAGTATGACCAAGACGTTCTTGGCTACTTGTCAGGCTACACTCAGTCTGCTCTGCATACAAATGCAGACACTGTAAACAGCACCGTAAACGGCACTAAGGCCAATACCTCTGCTGGTTCTGACGAACTGCTTGCTGCTAACAAGTTGGATGCTTCCGACTTTAATGCTGGCGTTGCAGGTCAGTCCATCGGTATTGTTCCACGTGCTGGCACATCTGGTGTACCTTCAACTGCAGGTGAAGCCAACCCGCTGCAAATCATTGCACGCATGGCACGCATCCTTGACTCACAAAACGTAGACACTCGTGGACGTTGGTTGGTCATTGATCCTGTAATGAAAGAAATCCTCATGGACGAAGATTCACGTCTTCTGAATGCAGATTTCGGTGGTTCAGGTCTTCAGAACGGCTTGATCCTTGACAACCTGCACGGTTTCCGTGTTTACGTCTCCAACAACTTGCCTGTACTTGGTACTGGTCCTGCCACAACTGGCGGTACTAACGCTACCAACATGGGTGTAATTGTTGGCGGTCATGATTCTGCTGTTGCTACTGCAGAGCAAATCAACAAGACCGAAACGTATCGTGATCCTGACAGCTTCGCTGACATCGTTCGCGGTATGCACCTCTATGGTCGCAAGATTCTGCGTCCAGAGGCACTCGTAAACGCTGTTTACAACCTCGCCTAATGAACGTATTGGGGCAGGGATAATACCTTGCCCCTTTACATCTTGTGATAATATTGGAGAAAAACTATGGCAATTACAACTGCTATGTGTACCAGTTTCAAGTCTGAACTGTTAGGCGGCGTTCACGACCTAGATACAGATGTGCTTAAACTGGCACTGATTAAAGATACCCCTGCTGGCACATATGATGCCACTACTACGAATTACTCTGATGTAACTGGTAACTCTGACGAGGCTACTGGTACTAACTACACCGCAGGTGGTCAGAACCTTGATGGCGCAGTTATTGCGACAAGTGGGACGACTGCATACCTTGACTTTACTGATGAAGTATTTGCTGACGTAACTGTATCAGCAGATGGTTGTATCATTTACAACTCTTCTCAAGGTAACAAAGCAATCGCTGTTATTGACTTTGGTGGCACTGTTGCTGCTACTGCTGGTGACTTGACTATTGAATTTCCTGCTGCTGACGCATCCAACGCAATCATTCGTATTGCATAAGGAGTAAGGCATGGCCTTTTATGACTCCTCTGATGCACTTTACGGTACTGGTGCTTATGGTTCCGCTAGTTACGGAATTGTAACACCTAATGTTGCATTAGCGGGAGTCAGCGGAACAGTAACAGTAGCATCTGTTGCGGTTACTGGTTTTGAGATTGACATCTCTGAAGCAATGGATAGTGTATCCGCTACTGCTTCTGTAGGCACAGTACAAGTAAATATTGCTGAAAGTATTTCTAGTGTAAGTGCTACTGTTTCCATCGGTACACTGGAAGCAAAAACTACAGAGGCAATTGATAGCGTATCTGCTACGGCTTCACTGGGTTCAATCCAAGTAAATGTAACAGAAATACTTACAGGTATAAGTGCTACATTTGCAGTCAATGACAATTGGAACATTCGTTCTGTTAAGACTGCACCTGTAGTTGGTGTTGCTGGCACTACTGCAGTAAATGGCACACTGAACTTTGTAGTCACAATTGGTCCTATTGCCAGCGTAAGTGCTACAGCAATACTTGGAACTCTCAATGAAGTAGATACAAGTGAAGCACTTGATAGCGTATCGGCTACAGTTTCAATTGGAACAATTACAGCAACAGGCGTACAGTTTGACTTTGAGGCAGTCAAGGCATTGTACGACAGACGTAGAACAGCACTCGTGGAAAAACAACTGCCTCGCATTGTATATGTTGCAAAGCAATCCACATCTGCTGAAAGACGTGCGGCTGCGTAGGAGAAATAAATGTCATTTCGTTGGCCTGTAAAAGACCCAGATGAAACACTAGACTACAGCATGGACTGGTCACGTTGGCTTGGTACTGCAGTTATTACTAGCGTAGTTTGGTTTGTAAAAACATCTCAAATTGGTAAAACACAAATTGATGCTGGCGAGACTTTGACTGCTGCCTCTGGTAACACAGTAACCGATAGCATCCAGAATATTGCACAAACTAATACTAACACTGTAGCCACTATTAATCTTGGTAGCGGTGTACTAAATAGAGAATATACATTTATCTGCCAGATTACAGACAACACTGGCAGTACAGCAGAACGCAGTGTTAAACTAGCGATAAGGCAAAAATAATGGCGTACAATTTTCTTGGACTTGTAAATGAAGTAAATCGCCGTTTGAATGAAACGGAACTTACCTCTTCAAACTTTGCCATTGCTTCAGGTTTTTATGCTCACGCAAAAGATGCCATCAATGCTTCTATGCGAGATATTAATCAGCATGAGTTTAGTTGGCCTTTTAATCATGTAGAACAAGAAGATGTTCTGTCACCAGACGTAACCCGTTACCCCTTTCCCCATGACGCAAGTATTATTGACTTTGACAGTTTTCGTATTAAAGAAGACTCTACCATTGGTAACGCTACCACTAAACTTGGTGTGATTACCTACGAAGAATATCTTGACAAGTATGTAGACCAAGAGTACAATAGCACAAGTCGCCAAGGCGTTCCTAAGTTAGTTGCTCACGGTCCTGCACTTGAATATATTCTTACGCCAGAACCTAATGAAGCATACACAGTAGTATATGAATATTATCGTGTGCCTGTAGACTTAGAACTGTATGATGATGTTCCTGAGATTCCAGAACGATTTAAGCATGTGATTGTAGATGGTGCTATGCACTATGCATACATGTTCCGTGGTAATACACAAGATGCATTGGTAGCAAAAGAAAAGTTTCAAGAAGGCTTAAAGAATATGCGTTCAATGCTAATTAACCGTACTTACTATGTTCGTTCATACATGGTAGCACAGCGTACTGGCGGTGGTAGAACTGGCTTTACGAGGTTGCCAATCTAATGGCTGACGCATGGCAAACGTACCCTTTTGAATTTAAAGGCGGCTTGATTACTAACCTGTCACCATTTCAGCAGGGTATTCAAGCACCGGGGTCTGCACGTATTCTGCGCAACTTTGAACCTTCCATCTTTGGTGGTTACACTCGTGTTGAAGGTTACGAAAAGTTTGACGATGATACTGTACCTAACACTGGTGTTATTCGTGGCATCCATCGTTATGACAACAAAGTGTTTACATGCCGTGGCAATGACTTGTTCTTTTCAACAGGGTCTGGCTGGACACAAGTAAGTGACAACGCTACGTATAGCAGCGCAGGTGTAACAGTAGGCGGGTCAGACAAAGTACGTTTTCTAAAGTATGACTTTAATGGTACAGAAAAACTAATGCTTGTTGATGGTGCTGGTAAGCCGTATCGGTTTGATGGCACTACCTTTGAACAACTTACATCGTTGTCTAGTGACACAGCAGGTTCAAGTTTTATTGTAAACTTTAAAAACCACATCGTTCTTGGTAATGATAAAAAGATAATTTTTTCTGCTCCATATCAAGATGACGACTTTACAATTGCTAACGGTGGTGGTATAATTAATGTTGCAGATACAATCACAGGTTTGATTGTTTTCCGCGAACAACTGATTATCTTCAGTGAAAGCAGCATTAATGTAATCAATGGTAACAGCATTGCCGACTTTACAATGCAACCTGTTTCTCGTGACTTGGGTTGTGTGGCGGCAGATACCATTCAGGAAATTGGCGGTGATGTAATCTTTCTTGGTCCAGATGGACTGCGCCTCTTTTCTGCAACAGACCGCATTGGTGACTTTAGCCTTGCCGCAATATCAAAGACCATTCAGGCTGAAATACTTGACCTGATTACAAGTAGTCCTAATGGTTTTAGCAGCACTGTTATTCGTGAGAAAAGCCAGTATCGTTTATTTGGATACAACAGCGGATACCAAAATAGTGGTGCAAAAGCAATTGCT